TTACATTGCGCTAATTATCTGTGTTGCTTTTTCGTTTTCTTCTTTATATGTTTCTTCAAGTAAATGGGAATAAACTTCAGTAGTAACAGATATATTTTTGTGTCCTAATCTTTTGGAAATGTAATATATAGAAATACCTTTTGCTAATAAATATGAACAGTGTGTATGACGTAATGCGTGTGAAGTGATTTCTTTGATACCTAAGTTATTACAATAAACTTTCAAACGTTTGTTGACGGCATTGTTTGTTAGTTCGCCGAAAATCAAACCATTCATAGTTCTAGGTAAACGATCAATGGATTTGATTATATGATTCATATCCTTTTGACTAACAGACACATAACGTGGAGATGAATCTGTTTTATGTTCATCGATATATATTTCACTTTTAACTTGATTAATATATTCACGCTTTAAGTTCAAAGCGCCACTGATACGACAACCTGTACATATCATAATAAACAGCACCAGTGCTGAAGCATTATCTTTAGTAATTAAATGTTGTTTTAATATTTCATAATCTTTTAGGTTGATAAATTTACTATCTTCACTTTTATTAGGGTTACTAGCACGATAACTCACTTTGAAAGTAGGGTTCTTTGCTATAAGTCCTTCATAAACAGCATCGTCTAAAGATGTCCTAATATAGCCGTTTAGCTTTCTGATAGATTCTTTAGAATGCGTTTTTGAAAATTCATTAATAAAATCTTGGTAGTGATACCTAGATAGGTCTTTTAATTTTTTCTTTCCGATAGGGTGGTTATTGATATGTTCTATAGCAGAAGCGTAAGACTTATAAGTTTTAGGTGTCACAGTGGATTTCTTAAACGTTTCGCACCATGTTTTGAAATAGTCGTAAAGTGTTAAATTTGGCTCGTATTCAATGCCTTGCCTCAACTCATTTAACTTATCTAATCCCGCTGAATTAGCCTCACGTTTGGTCCTAAAACCTTTCTTACGATATCTTTTACCCTCGTATTTAAACTCATATTGCCACTTTTTCCCGTCATAACATCGTGTTTGCATACTATCCCTCCTCAAAAAGTAAAAAAAATAATAAGGGTACGTGGGAGTACCCAATATATAGTTTAATGCTATTAAAATTAAACACATTGATAAATACATGTTATAATTAAAGAAAAAAGTAGGTGAGATATTGAACATTTTAGAGATACCAATATTAAGTGCTATCGTATCTTCAGGAGGTTTTGGTTTCTTATCATTTCTCTTATTAAACAAAATGGGGAAAATAAAAGTTTATGATAATCAAGATAGAGTTTTTTATAATATTTCATTATCTCTCACAAATTTCATCATCTTGTTTTCACTAACTTTGTTTTTGAACCTTTGGATGAGTATTCAAATTTCAATATTATTATCTCTTATTGGAACGCTAATATTATCTATTGCTTATCCTTTTTTAATACCGTTATCAATAATAGAGAAAATGAAAATCGAAATAAACAACTCAAGGAACGTAAGTGGGTTAGCTTATCAGTATGCCGAACCAGTTAGAGAAATCATCTTCAACAATAACAAACATACCGTTGTTTATATTTTTGATTTTGAAGAAAAATTAATAAACTGTGGATACATTACTAACTTTAACACTCAAAACAACGAACCTACTGAATTGATCATTGAACCTTTCGACGAAGAACCCCCTTTAAAAACTTTCAATGATATTGTTGAATGGTCACAGAAACCAGAAAATGAACCTAAAGTCTTAATAAATACAAACGAAAAAACACAAATTTATTTTATAGAAATGTAATTCATTTTTTACCGGGTGGTTTTCTAGTCCCCTTATCTTTACTAGGTTTACCTAAAGACCTTGTGGAACCATTCTTATATTCACTCACACTATCACCACCTCACAGCGTCTACATAAGTAGGCGTTTTTTATTCCCTCAACCTCTAAGTTATTCTTCAATACCAATCTTTTATTATTTCCAGAGAGTAGATTAGAAAATTCTTCTTTTGTCATGTTTTTCAACTTCTTCTGTAATTGTTTCAGTAACGCGGGGGAAGCTATTAACTCTTTTTAAAATTTCTACTAAGTCCCAACCTGTTTCTTCAGTAATATCTTTTATATTCATTTTAATCAAACTCCCTTAAGATAATAAGTTAAATTAAGATAAGTAACAAAGGTAGTACAAGTAAAGCTAGTGTTAAAATCACAAATGATAAATCTTCTCCCATATGGTTATCAATACGTTTATACAACTTATACATCTCACTTGTAATATATAAATAATATTGATAAAATATAATTGGTTCTCCTAATTAGCGAAGAACCTAACAGTTATTTTCATTTTGGCCGCTCCCTGTCACATTGGAGCGGTTTTTTCTTGAAGAATAAAAATTAAATTGCTATAATGCAATCAGTTCACTGATGAATAGTGAGCTATCATGAATATTTGTATTTGTTTGCCGCTCCTTTTCCCATGAGGAGCGGTTTTTTGAATCAACTTACACTTTTTTAATACCAAATACCAATAATACTAAAGGTATAGAGAGGAAGATAGGCATTATAATAACTAAAGGCAAAGTCATTATGGCCATAATAAGAAACGTTTCGTCGATTTTATACTTATTCTTTTTCAAATTTTATTCCTCCAGTTTTTCTATCATTACAATTCACATTAATATAAATACTAATATTCCTAATAAGATAATTATTGATAGGAGAATAGTTAAAAGAGTGTAAAAGCCATTGTTATTTTTATCAATCATTAATATCCTCCCACGTTCTACCTAAAAGAAACTTTTTGAATTCTTCTTTAGTCATGTCTTCTAAACTTTTAATAGTGATTTCTTCTGTAACGTATGGAAGACTATTAATCCTTTTTAAAATTTCAATTAAACTCCATCCTGTGTTATCAGTTATTTCTTTTAAGTTCATGTATTAGATCCCCCTTGTTGTTCTAAACTTTATCTAGATATAGTGATTTAAATATGAAGGCTACTATCTTTTATTTTTGGCTCGAAATAAGTATTCCTGTTACTTTTCCATCTGTATTTAAATCAAAAGATGCATAGTAATTTTTGTTTGATTTAGTAGAATAGTATGTTCTTATATTAGATTTATCAATCTTCTTTAATGTTGCATCTTTCTCCATATAGTCGTGGACTTGTTGATCTATAATAGATTTGTCATTTTTAAAATCAAGAGGGTAATGATTAAAACTTCGTTTCACATGGATGATCTCATCATCATTATTTAAAAAATACGTAGTTGTATTATCATTACTTGGATAGGCGATAGACCCTTTTCTTATCATGTTTTTATCTTTTAGTTTATTATATACAATATTGTTACCTGATCCCTGAATTTTATAGTCAGATTCCAGTTGTTTTTTGCTTTCATTAGAAGAATTATTTTGATCTTTCTCTTCTTTTTTACTGCAAGCAGTAAAAATTAAAACACATGCTATAATTAAAGTAATAAAAAATTTCATTCTTTGAATCACCTATTTTTTTAAAATTTTATTTTAAGTATTCAGAGTAAATTAGATTTGTTCATTCCTATACTCTTCTTCAACGTATTTTTTCACTAAATATTCTAATATTAAAGGAGTCATGAGTGGATTATTTTCAAATTCTTGACGCAATTCTTTAATCTTTTGAATTAGCTTCTCTTCTGGATTAAGCAAGATTTAATCCCTCCTATTTTTTATAAAATCACTTTGCCGACTAATTTAACGCTTTGATTCTCATAAAAATGAAGGTCTTTGTAATTTTTATTTAATGAGATTAAAGTTAATCTGTCATCTTCTACAATCACCTTCTTTAAATACGCCTCTTCTTCAATGATAAATATTCCTATTTGACCATTCTTTATATTATGCGTTTTCTCCACAAATATAATTTCGCCATCTTTAAACATAGGTTCCATAGAGTCACCGTTAACTTTCAATGCTAAATCATGTGGAGGTACTGGAGCCTTAACCATTTCAGTAAATAACGTTTCTTCATGCAGACGTTCTCCCACACCTGCAGAGACGCAACCGTTAACATTAACTTCAATTTTATCTTGTTTATAAGAATTAATATCGACAACATTATCGCCTTTGGAATTCTGTTCTTCTAGTTGATCGTGAGCATAGTTGAGGACGTTTTGTTGGCGAGGAGGTGTGAGTTTGATTAGTGTAGTAATTGATTCAGTGATTACCGAATCGTCTAAATCCATTACATTTTCGGGTTTGATATTTAAACCTTTACAAATTTTTATAATATTTTCTACTTTGGCGTTGAATACACCTCGTTCCAAAATAGAACGAACTGTTGTATAAGCTAACCCTATATCTTCTGAAAAAGCTTTTACTGAACCGGATTTCATTTCCATCAAATGTTTTAAATGCTTTTCTTTATCCATTTTGGTTACCCCATTTCTAAAATATACTTATATAATAACATGCGAAAAATCGTATATCAAGATAAAGGAAATAAAAAAATACGAAAATTAGTATTGACTCGATACGAAAATTCGTATATAGTGTACTTAAGCACTTCAGCAGTGCTAAATTTTAAAATCTAAAATACGAAAATTCGTATAGTTGGAGGAGGTACTATGTTGACCAATTTAGAAAAGGTCAGAAAACAGAATAAAGTATCTCTGGTGGATATCACAGATTTATTGGAAGTCCGATATCAAACAGTATCAGATAAGATTAACGGTATTTCAGATTTCAAATTCGGAGAAGCGTTACTTATTAAAAATACTTTCTTTCCAGAGTATGAAATTGAATATCTGTTTTCAAGAGACGAAGAAAAACAAAAACAAGCAACATAAAGGAGGACAAACAATGAAAGAAATAAAAAAGCTAGCAGATCCAGAAATTCGTGTTATTGAAAAAGTTAAAAATTTACTCAATGAAGAACAAAAACTATTAAAAAAGGGATTAAACGAAGAAATAAAAAATGCCAAACTTTCATACGCTGAAATAAATGAAGTTCTCTACCTAATCGATAGAGAACAACATTATCTAGCTAACCATCGTCGCTAAGTTGAAATTGACTAAATAAATCTTTGTCAGCCTTTTCAGAATCAGCAATATATTTTTCATACTGCTCCTTAGTTCCGCCCAGAACATATTCAGTATTGTAATAAGCTTGTCCGTTATCCAAAATATGAGTCAATTTTGTACCAACGTGAACAAGTTCCCAACCATCTTTGAGAAAGCTATTAACAGATTTTTCAGCCATATCATCATGAAAAGATAAAAGATGATAGTAATTTTTCATAAGTTTTTCACCTCCTTAACAGGAGTATAGCAGAAAATTTATGAACAAAATTCACAATTGAACAACTAATTTAAGGAGGACATTATGAACGAAGAGCATAAAAAGGAATTAATGTCGATATTAAATGACAAAAATCATCATTTAACAAAAGCCAAACTATTATTACTCGCTTTAAGAAGAGGAAGTGCAGATTACAATCGTTCAGTCGGCTATTTAATAAAGTGTTTGAACGAGAATAACCGACCGAAAGAAGAATTTAAAACACAATCGATATTACCAATGCTGTTATCGATACTAGCAACGATAGTGTCGATAGTAGCAGTGGTATTGCAAATTTTAAATTAAGGGGGCCAAATAATGTTGGACGAACTGAAAATTAAAAAGTATTTGGAAGTAATTAAAACGTTAACCCACAGAAACTTACTAATAATAAAAGTCAAAGACGTCAATAGTGTGCCCGAAGTCATTTATAAAGGCAAAAAGCTCAAGTATAAGAGAAATGTTGAATTTTCTTGGGAGACTCCAAAAGAACATATGTATTCAAACGGCTATGATGTTGAAATCGAGCATTACGTTAGAGACACAAAACGTCGTCCAGGCAGATGTGAAAAGCTAGGATTTAAAAGTCCTTTTAAAGATTAGGGAGGTGCCCTTATGGTTCAAACAATACAAATAACTGCATCAATTCCTGAAGGATTTGTACTCATTGAAAGTGAAAAGTTTAGAGAATTAGAGGATTTAGCAAATGACCCAGTGTGGGATCTAAAAGACCTAAAAAAGAAATTAAAAATGTCGGCTGATGACACTATCAAAGAGAAATTTTTATTTAACCCTAAATTTGAACAAGAACTCAAGCGACTTGGAATTGCACACTATCCTGATGAGTCATTTAATCGATGGAGATTCAACGCTAGAAAAATGAGTAGATATATTGACGAAAACTTTGCCGAAATTATCAAAGCAAAAGGAGTAGAAACATAGAATGGATAAATTAATGTCATTAATTATTGCGCTAGTCACGACTTTTGTCATTACAACTCCTTTCGCGTTTGAGGCGTACTTCACTACTACAATATTCGTAGCAATACTCACAATGATTACTAGTTACTATGCCTCGAAGTATGTAATTAGTGCATAAAAAAGACTGGATGTAGAGGAAACCAACAAACAGTCTGGGATTGATATTGTGCGAAATATCTAATTACATTATATCAACATTTTAAACATTAACAACATAAAATGTGTATGTTTTTGGATGAGATTACACAAAAAAGACTGAATGTTAGTGTGGGCTAGCATTCAGTCGAGGTCGGAGTAATACATTAGATTCCGACCTCATTATATCAAATAAGGAGGAAAACGCAAATGTATTACGAAATTGGACAAGAATTTTCGAAAACAATCACGATAGATGGATTCAAATTTTATATGTACGTGGCAAAGACTGAATTCAGCGTGAATGTAGCGATTCAAGATCGTGATGGTAATACAGTCAGTGAAATCAAAATAAGTGATTTATCTGGTATGGACAGTGCTACTGACCTTTTAACGCAAGATGCGCGTACATGGATTGAACAAAACGTAGATGAATATGACCACATTATGAATCAACTGTTAGGAGGGTTTCGATGAGGAACTTATTTCAATTATCAACAAGTTATCAACAAGTGCTTGATCTAATAGAACAAGGTATGGATCCTAGCGATTTAAAAGACACTTTAGATTCAATTGAAGTTGAATTGAATGTAAAGTTCGATAATACAATCGGACTAAAACGCAGTGTGGATGCTGATGTCGATGCTATAGACAAAGAAATTAAGCGCCTGCAAGGTTTAAAACAACAAAAGCAAAACTTCTCTGAAAGGTTAAAAAGCTATCTACAAGAAATGCTTGATATTCAAGGATTACAGAAGTTCAGAACATCCACAAACTATATCTATAAACGCAAGAATGCACCTAGCGTTCATATTACAGATGAAAAGTTAATCGGTAATGATTACTGGGTTTCACAAGCGCCGAAATTAAATAAAAAGCAAATCAAAGATGATATTAAAGCAGGTGTCACAGTAGAGGGTGTAGAATTACGTGACAGTGAAAGTTTGGTGATTAAGTAATGAACAAATCTGAATCAGTTGTTGAAATCAACAAAGCTATGGTCGCTTTTCGTAAACAAGTTAAACAACCGCTTAAAGATAAAAACAATCCTTTCTTCAAATCAAAATATGTACCTCTAGAGAACGTTGTAGAAGCCATTGACGAGGCTGCAACACCTCACGGATTGTCTTATACCCAATGGGCATTAAACGACGGTGAGGGGCGTGTAGGAGTCGCTACAATGCTTATGCATGAAAGTGGCGAATACATCGAGTATGACCCTGTATTTATGAATGCAGAAAAGAATACACCACAAGGTGCAGGGTCATTGATTAGCTATCTTAAACGCTATTCGTTATCCGCAATCTTTGGAATTACTAGTGATCAAGATGATGACGGTAATGCAGCAAGTGGTAAGCAAAGTAAATCAGAACCTAAAGCAAGTAGTAAGACTGTAGGAGCATTAAAGCAAGAAGTGCTTAACTTTGTAGAACTAATGAAGTCACTAAATAAAGATGTAACACAACAACAAGCAGAACAAAAATTCAGGATTAAAAATTACAATACTTTGACAGAACAACAAGCAGCCAACGCAATCAACATGGTTAGAAATATGGCAAAGAAATATAAGGAGAATGAATAATGGCGAATTCAGTAATTTTAACAGGACGTATTACTAAAGATTTAGAACTTAAGCAAGCAGGCCAAACTCAAGTGACTAACTTTTCAATGGCAGTAGATAATCCGTTCAAAAAGGATGATGCATCGTTTTTTGACATCGTGGCTTTTGGCAAGACAGCAGAGTTACTCAACAACTACTGCGGTAAAGGAAGCAAGATTTTAATTGAAGGTAATCTGAAACAAGATAGATTTCAAGATAAACAAGGTAACAATCGTTCTGCAGTGCTTGTGATCGCAAACCGTGTTGAATTTTTAGATAACAAAGGACAATCCAACAACCAACCTAAACAACAACAAGGACAAGCGCAAGACAATCCTTTTGATAATAGTGACCTTGATGATGACTTGCCGTTCTGATTGGACGTGATTAGATGCCATTAATCAAAAGTTACACCAGACAAGATAACGGCATTACAACAGCGGTTATCGAGGGTGTGGAACTCAACGATAAAGATTCGTTGTTATTAGATAACGGATTAGAAGTTGAAGTTGATGTTATTCCAGTTGATCCATACACAATCACGGATAAGCAAAGACGTAAGATATTCGCTTTATGCAACGACATCGAGCAGCACATAGGGCAACCACGAGAATACATGCGCTCAATGTTTATGGATTACGTGGCGTTTGTTGAGGGGTACGATAGCTTGTCCCTCTCAAATTGTACACGTACAGAAGCAAATCAAGTAATCGAAGTAATTCTTGATTGGGTTTTCCACAACGACGTACCACTCAATTACAAAACAAGTGATTTACTAAAGCAAGACAAATCATTCCTCTACTGGTCAACAGTGAACCGGAATTGCGTTATCTGCGGTAAACCTCATTCAGATTTAGCACATAGGTATGCAGTAGGACGTGGGCGTGACAGAACAAAGATAAACCACTACGGCAATCAAGCATTGGCATTGTGCCGTGAACATCACACAGAACAGCACAACATTGGAATGGACAGTTTCAATGACAAGTACCACTTGCACGACAGTTGGGTTGATGTGGATGAACGACTTAATAAAATGTTGAAAGGAGAGAAGATAAATGGCAACTTTTAGAGTTTATAAAGAATCAGGAAATTTCGTAACGATTCACAAAGATTTTATACATGATTCTAATATAAGTTGGAAAGCAAAAGGTATTCTACTTTATTTATTAAGTAGACCTGATGACTGGCAAATTTACGAGACTGAATTGGTAAAGCATTCGGTTGACGGGCTAAGTGGTTTAAAGTCTGGAATTAAAGAATTAGAAGAAATAGGATACATTCAGCGAAATAGAAAAAGAGATGCCAAAGGTAGGTTGAAAGAATATGAATATGCTGTATATGAACAACCTAACCACATTCGATTTTCCAACGTAGGAAATTCCTACATAGGAAAAACCTACGTAGGAGAATCGCATCCTACTAATAATAATAGTACTAATAATGATTTAACTAATAATAAAGACACTAATAATGTGACAGACGAGACGGTTAAAATATTCCAATTAATAAGTAAAGAATTAGAACCAATACAAAGTCCATTAAAAGTACAACAATTAGAGAATGAAATTGAGTTATTTAAAGAAGAAAAATCAGGAATTGTCAAAGTAGCTATTAACTATTGTAAAGAAAAGGATAAAGGCATTAACTACCTTATTAAAGTATTGGAGAACTGGAATAAAGAAGGTATTACTACTAGAGAACAAGCGGAACGAAAAGTAAAACCTAAACAAAAAACTAGCTCAATATTAGATGAACTTGAAATCGAATTAGGTGATAATTAATGCCGATGTTAAAAAAAGAGGCTTTACACATATTGAGGCTTGTCAATGATGTTTACGTTATGAACCTCACTAAAGAAAAGGCAAGTACATGGATAGAGATATTATCCGAAAAAGGGGACTACGAACCAACGTTACGTAAGACTAAAAACTACATTGCTAACAATGGATATAAACCAAAAGTGGCTGACATTCTAGCGTATAAACCTAAAGAGTTTAATTACACGCAAGTGCCAGAAGAGAAAACGAAAGAATATTTGCTTAAAAACGACCCTAATTACCAAAGAGGATTAGAAAAAGCAAGGGAACGTTGGCGTCGCATGAGGGAGGAGTTAGGGTTTGACACGGATTGATAGATACACAACTGAAAAAAGTCTTATCTCTAACCTTATGCGCAATCCTCAGTTAATAAGTAAGCTGAAACTCAAACCTGAGATGTTCGAAAGCGATGATGCACGAAAGTTTGTTGAGTATGTACTTGATAAAGGGAAGGTCGACTTAAACGACATTTACTATAAGTGTCGTAATGATAAAGATTTTATACCCACAAAAACATTATCGGAAATCTATAACCTTGATATTGCTGAAGTATCTTACTTTATGGATGATCAACTGAATTTATTGAATGACTACATTGTGAATGAATCCGTTAATAAGATTAATGAATATCTACAAGAGCCAGATGGACAAAATTTAAAAGTATTAACAGATGAAATTAAAACACTTCAAGAATTGAATATTGAAAAGACTAATCCTACTGATACGTTTCTTGAAGAAATTATGACCAATGTGTTGAGTGATAAACCTAGAGAGTTTATTAAGACGAAGTACAACAGTATTGACAACAAAATATTAGGGTTTGAGAAATCACAACTCAATATATTAGCTGGTCGTCCTTCTACAGGTAAAACAGCATTCGCTTTAAATATTATGTGGCGTATTGCACAACAAGGTTATCCCACATCGTTCTTCAGTTTAGAAACTGGAGGGACGAATATAGGAGAGCGTCTAATATCAATGATTACTAACATTCCACTAACTAAAATTAAGCAATCACAAGGGTTATCTTTGGACGAAACAAATCAAATTATGGACGCCATTAACCAAATTAAGCAGTTACCGCACTTATCTATACACGACGGTGCAGTGATAACGCCTAGGAATATTCGTGAGCAAGCAATGCAAGAAAGTGATAAACCGCACGTGATATTTATCGACTATTTAACACTTATGAAGTCGGATATACCGATGAAAGAACGCAGACTTGAAGTTGAGAAAATAAGTCGCGACCTCAAAATCATCGCTAAAGAGACAGGGTGCGTCATTATAGCACTCGCTCAATTAAGTCGTGGCGTTGAATCTAGGCAAGATAAACGGCCAATGATGAGTGATTTAAGAGAAACTGGCGGCATTGAGCAAGATGCGCATTTTATATTCATGTTATATCGAGATGATTACTACGATAAGGATCTAGTGGATAACGAAACTGGTAAATCAGATATCGAAGTAAACGTTGTTAAAAATAAAGACGGTGAGACTGGTGTGGTTCAAATGGAATTTTACAAGAAAAGCCAGAGGTTCTACTAATGACTGTCGGTGAAATGCAAGACTTTTTAGGAGACCTCTACAGAGGCACATATAGAGGCGATACGCTCATTCAAATCAATCTGGTACAAATGGGTTGGGCGATAGAAAGATTGCTTGATAGAGGACGAATTACGCCGTTTGACGACTATGACAAAGTAAGTCAACTCATCTTTGATGAAATCGACTTTACGCAAAGGAGTAGACATGACAGAAGCTGAAATCCAGAAACAAATAATTGAATCTTTAAATAATTCTGAATGTCAGGTATGGAGAGCTAACGCTGGAATGGTACGTGTAGGTAAGAGGACGTTGAAACTCTTACCGAAGGGCTTTCCTGACATATTCGGAGCAAGGTTAAAAGACGGTAAGTTTATAGCGATTGAGATTAAAAAGCCTACTGGCAAATTATCGAGTGAACAAATTGAATTTCAAGAGTGGGCCATGAAACACAAAATTGTATACGGCGTCGCCTATTCAGTAGAAGACGCACTAAAAATTATAGAGGGGGATTAATATGTTTAAAGTGTATGTAAAACGAAACGATTTAAAAAAAGCAATGTTTATAAAAGGTTTAAATTTGTCAACTTTAGCAATCAAGGCAGAAGTAAGCTCAACGTATTTAAGCCAAATTATTAATGGTAAGAAAACACCTAGTCCAAAACTAGCAAAAAAGATAGCGGACGCTCTAGATGTTGAAATTGAAGATGTTTTTGAAATCTAATTTAAATAGAAGGTGATTAATATGCGTACAGTAATAGCGTTAAAACGTAATGGAGAAAAAATAGCGCAATCTGAATTAGATAATTGGGACCAAATGAAGACAGAAAAAGCATACCAGGAGTACAAAAGTAAACGTAAGGAAAAACCATGGTTAAAGACAGTGAGGCAATCTGTGCCAGCAAGTCCTGCATATCGTGACTTATGTCGGTATGCGGGTGTACAAGTCAAAGAGCCAGAAGAATTTCATGAATCTGAAAAAGAAGTTGAACTTATCGAATTTCCTACTATCGAAAGAGATAAATCGAAAGTGTGGAGTTATAACGGACAAGAATTTACTACAAATCAGTTGGCTAAGAAGGTTGGTGTAGATAGAAAAGTAATTACTCAACGTTTACGTAAGGGTTGGACAATCAGACACATATTAAAGCATGGGGGTGTGATTTGATGAAAATCAGAGAATTAAACATTGATGATCGTGTCGCTTTTTATACAGACAGCGAGCAAGAAAAGCCTTATGAAGGTAAAGTAACAGAACTGTACTACAACTTCAAAGGCAAAGAGAATGCCGAAGTTGAATTAGAAAATGGATTTTATTATTACCTTACAGATGACGATGATTGGGAGGTTATTTACTGATGAACACATTCCACTTATATAATACTGCGGGGGATAAAGTAATTATCGTACGTGAAACAGATGGTGGATACAACTTAAGTGGATTTCCACAAACACACTTCAGTCACATAGATGATTTCTTCACTTATGCACAATATAACGAATTTAAATCAATACACAATCTGATGTATGCAGAGGAGTTAGGGAGTCAGATTAGCATATTCGATATGTAGGGAGGGTTAAACATGGTAAAAATTAAAACTAAAAGAGAAATGACGTTACCAGAACTGATTCAATGGGGTTGGAAGAATGGCGAAGAACATAGAATTTTTTATGGTAGTAAAGATGGGGAATTTTGTTTTCATGATGATAGTTGGGTGACTATTGAAACAGCGGTCGAACCAGGCGAAACTTTCACAGTAGAAGTTGAAGAAGAAATTACAGAAGATACTGTGATACCTATGTTAATAGAGGTAACAGAATACAATGATGATACAACTGTATTTTTGAATGAAAATAAATCTATAAAAACAGTGTTAGACGATTTTCTAGATGATTTATTGTACGATCCTAAAGCCTTCTGCATTCTTAACGATGACTACACTATGACGCTGATATGGCGTAATGGGGAGATGGTTGAATGAATTCTTTAGTAAATTTGGGAGAGAGAATAATTCAACTCGAAAAAGAACGTGACACACTCATCGCAGACATTACCTGCTTACGTGCAGAGCGTGATGAGTATAAACGCAAACTAGACGATGTGGTGAAGTTATTTACTCGCCACATCAATTATAAGTTATCGGTCAGTCACAATACGTGGTATTTAGGGTTAAGACATAAATTAGATGAGGTGCTAAAGAATGACGCTAGATAAACAATTATACATTTTCAAAGCCAAAGTATTACGTGTGATTGACGGGGATACACTGGTTATCGATTTGGATATGGGGTTTGAAACCCACACGATCAAACGTGTTAGATTGCTGGGTGTAGACACACCTGAACGTGGCAAACCAGGATACAATGAAGCGAAAGCATTTACTACTCAAACTGTATTAGGTAAGGACGTGTACGTGCAGACGTATCAAGCCGATGCTTTCGGTAGGTACTTAGCTGATGTGTGGTATCGAGAGGGAGATAACGAATTTAGATTGAGTCATGAATTAAGTGTACGTGGATTCGTTAAAGAAGGCAGTAAATGGAATGAGGAGGACAAGTAGATGTCGACATGGATTCTTGTATCTACGATTGTTGTTTGTATATTAATGGAGTATTTCTTTCACCGTCGATTCAGCAATAGGTATATAGACAGATTATGTACCTTTGCTTTTATGGCAATTGTTATTGTACTAATCGTTTTGGCAGCTAGATTTGACGGTTTGCAAGGGTTGTCATCTGTCCTAGCAATTTTAATTGTAAATACAATGCACGAAATTAGAAGGATTAATCTTACTAAGGAGGACAAATAAATGACTGATTTAACAGTAGATCAATTAAAAAACCTTTTACAAATACAAAAGGAATTCGATAGCAGGATTCTAACACTAAATTTAAAAGATAGTAAAAGGGCTTATGCGGTTGAATTCTTTGAATGGTACAACACACTAGAATCTTTCAAAAATTGGAAAAAGAAACCAGGCAAACCTTTAGATGTGCAGTTAGATGAGTTGGCAGACATGTTGGCATTTGCGTTAAGTATTACAAATCAAATTGGTAATATTAATGATTTAACGTTTAGTCGTATTCAAAATTATGATAGTGGACTACACGTTGAAATTGAGAAGTACGAATACGATGAATTGTTTGGAGTGATTGATAACGCAATCGCATTAAACGAAACTATCGTCTTAACATTTGCCATTGCGCATAGATTTTATACGGTAGAACAACTCATCGCAGCTTACAAAAAGAAAATGGAGATTAACCATGCAAGACAAGACGGTACGGCAGACAAAGACAAAGGATACGTGTAGTAAAGACATACTACAACGAATCGAGGAGTTACTTAATAAGGAGTGATCATGTGAAAATTATTCTACACACACTGGTGACAATTCTGATTTATGAGGGTGCTAAGGCGTTGATGTATAAGAGGTTGGGTGATAGGTAATGTATATAGCGTTAATTATAATACTGTCATTGTTATCAATAGTATTGCTGATACACAATACAATGCTACAAAAGAGAAATGAGTTACTTCACTACTCATTAAGCGTTCTTGCTGGTCACATATTTGATGAACGTGGAGAAGAATACCTAAAGAAGTTGATGAAGTAAGGAGGATATAAATGTACACACCAAATGATGTTAGAGAGATGTTGAAAGACTATGAGTGGATGATTAATGAGTTAGAAAGTGCTACTTTAAATATGGATAGTACATCTGTAGCACAATATGGTGTGGAAGCAAGCCAACCAAAACCACAAGGATTTACGTCTGATAAAGTATGTAACTTGATATTAAAGAAAGAAAAGGAAGATAGAAAATTAGTTAAATGGGCTAGAAAGGTTAAGTTCATTGATGAATGCGAACAACTGCTTCAAAAAGATTTTGACGTATTTATTTATCGTAAGTTGAAGCAAGGGTATTCCCATTCAACAATAGGTAAGATGAGTGGCGAACATAAATCAACAATTAGTAATAGAGTAACTAAGATAGTTGAGATTATGAGTAATGCGTCAAAATCGTCATAATAAACAATTTTGTATTACGCTAACTTTATTTATTATAATGGACTTGTCAATACAATATAACTAAGATGTTCAGGTTTCCCTTAGCCTGAGCGTCTGTGTATATTGATATGAATCACACACGTGTGGTTGATATGAGTGTATAACTCAAATAAAATAATCAAAACATAATCACTAGACACTGTTAACCGCAGTGTCTTTTTATATTGAGGTGTGCTATGGAATTAAATAAGTATCAATCCTTAAAGAAACCAACAGCCTACAATAAACATCTACTGTCATTAGTATCTGTGGCAGGACAGTTAGTAGACAATGATGACAACGACACAGTGACTATGTTACTAGGCGAAGCGCTAGAACATATTACATGTATGGCATCGCTGAATAATGTAACGCTAGATACTGTGGCAGGACTGAATGTAAATACGTATCAACCTGACTTACACAAGATTATTAATAAAGGTGATGCAGTTACTTATAACAATGACAAGTACATTGTGCATGACATCATCGGTAATCAAGTATTGATTGCAAACCAAACTAAAGATGTTGTGGTTGACATCAAAGACATAGGGAGGTGATTAAGTTGGGTGTAATGAGACGATGTAATCATCCTACATGCAATACACTTATATCTTTTAATGAAACATACTGTGACAAGCATAAACCTTATGTGAATGATAAATATAACGATGTAAGACGACGGAATGACCCTGAATACTTACGTTTTTATAAATCTAGGCAGTGGCAGAGAATGCGTGAAATTGTATTGATGGAGAATGATTATATTTGCAGATCATGTGGACGACAAGCACAAATGGTTGACCATATTATCCCGACAAAAGTTGACTGGTCAAAACGGCTTGAAAAAGAAAACTTACAGCCATTGTGTTATGAATGCCACAACAGAAAAACAAAAAGAGAGCAGAAGGAAGTCCCCCACATTAAAGCACGGGGGTAGGCAGATAAGTGACGAAGAACGAGGCGCACTCTCCTTCTCAAAGATTTCCCTTAATTTTTAATACCAGGTACTAAAACATAATGGAGGTGCTAAAAATGGCAGGTAGACCCCGAAAACTTCTGCATAATTCGAAGAAGAATTACACTAAAGAAGAAATAGTCGAAAAGGAACGCCAAGAAGCACAATTAAACAAATTTTCAAAGATAGATTCACATCCACCTGACTTTTTAGATGATATCGCAAAAGAAGAATACCTAAGAATATTGCCTTACATGCAAGAATTACCTATATCAAACTTGGATAAAGCACAACTCTCACAATATTGCAGTTTTTACAGTGACTTTGTAAGAGCTAGCCTACATTTAGAAGCAACAGGTGGCGTTGTTATTGAAGGAGCGAATGGAGAATCTAAAGTAAATCCTGCTTTTACTGCTAAAGAGAAAGCGGGTACTCGAATGCAACAAGTAGCTAACACGCTAGGATTAACAATCGATAGCCGATTACGCATCGTCGTCCCTGAAGAGAAAGAAGAAGATGATCCGTTCAAAGAGTTTGTGAGTGACGATTGATGTTAGATTACACAACAATTTATGCTCAAAAAGTAGTCAAAGGTGAGATTCTTGTCAGTAAGAAGAATTTTAAAGTGGCTGAACGTCATTTGAATGATTTAAAACACCCACCTGAAGATTGTTATTGGGATGTTGAAAAAGCAAATAAAGCAATAAAATTTATTGAGATGTTACCTGACCCTAAAACGAACGAACCCATGCCATTAATGCTATTCCAAAAGTTTATTGTTGGTAGTATTTACGGTTGGCGCCGTGATGGAGGCTTTAGACGCTTTACTAAAGGATATGTAAGTATGGCACGTAAACAAGGTAAATCGCTAGTTGTGTCAGGAATGTCGCTAAATGAATTGTTATTTGGTCAATACCCGAAATACAACCGACAAATATATGTATCATCATCAACTTACAAGCAAGCAAAAACAATATTTAAGATGGCAAGTCAACAAATCAAGTTGTTACGTAATAAAAGTGATTTGATACGTAAATCAACAGAAGTACGTAAAACAGACCTTGCCCATATAACGTCAGAGAGCGTGTTTGAGCCACTTTCTAACAATCCGGATGCAGTTGATGGTAAAGACCCAACAGTGGCTATACTGGACGAGCTAGCAAGCATGCCAGACGATGAAATGTATTCAAGATTTAAAACGGGTATGACGTTACAGAAGAATCCACTCACTCTCTTAATTTCAACGGCAGGCGACAATTTGAATAGTCAGATGTACCAGGAATATAAATACATCTCTAAAATTTTATCAGGCGAAGTTAAAGCGGATAATTACTTTGTTTATTGCGCAGAAATGGATTCAGAAGATGAAGTGAATGACGAATCACTGTGGATTAAGGCAATGCCGCTTTTAGAGTCTGAAGAACATAGAGACACAATACTGAGAAATATTAAAGCGGATATTCAAGATGAATTAGAAAAAGGTACGTCATTTCATAAGATTTTGATTAAAAACTTTAACCTTTGGCAAGCGAACAAAGAAGATAGCTTAATCAATATTAATGAATGGGAATCAATCGAAGTGAATCGTGATGATTATAACTTATACGGTAAAGATGTGTATATCGGCGTCGATTTATCACGACTTGATGACTTAACATCTGTAGGATTTATATTTCCAACTGATGAAGGCGATATGTTAATCGATAGCCATTCGTTTATAGGTTTAAGGACCACACTCGAACAGAAGTCGAAACGCGACAAGATTAATTACGAAAAATTAATTAATACAGGAGAGGCGGAAGTGACCACGTCGGAAAGTGGCATGATTGATTACAAGCGTGTTATTGAGTATATATTCGACGTTGTGGAAGAGTATCAGTTAAACGTAAAAGCATTGTGTTATGATCCATGGAATGCACAATCATTTGTGACCACGCTAGAATCCATGGTGATTGATTGGCCTCTAATTGAAGTTGGGCAAAGTTTCAGAAGCCTTTCACAACCTATTAAGCAATTTCGAGTATGGGTTGCTGAAAAGACGATTAAACATTTTGGTAATAACCTATTAACCATTGCCGTAAATAACGCTGTTTTAATTTACGACGGAGAGGACAACGTTAAGATTAACAAGAAGATGAATCGACAAAAGATTGACCCTATCATCTCTGTCATAACTGCTTTTAGTGAAGCGAGTATGCATGAATTCGAGGTGGATTGGTCATCAATATATGAAAATGAAGAATTCGGATTTTAAAGGAGGTGCGATGGTGAAATTAAACAAACTTTTAATACCGTTAAAACTATTGGTTGTTAACATTGTTAGCATCCTTTTTTTATTAGGTTTAATCATAATGAATACCGCAACTTACTTAGCATTTGGAGTTGAGTTAGGACTAGCTAACACAGGCGTTTTCCTAGTGGTTATTGCGTTAATCATTGACAACGAATCACGGGAGAGGAGGTGATTAAGTGGGTATCTTCTTAAGAAATGAAAATAGAGATTTACAGTATAACGAAGACGATCTACAAATGATGGTTCAGACGTTACCTGGTTTTCAGGGTACTAATTTAAGGCAGTATACGCCTATAGATGCCATTAAGCACAGTGACATTTTTACAGCAGTAATGATGATTGCGTCTGATTTAGCACGTATGCCTATTAGATTAAACGTTAACGGCCAGATTGATTATAGGAATAAGATTGTCAATCTACTAAATACAAGACCAAATTCACTGTATAACGGCTATATTTTTAAATTGGTTGTATTTGCCAATGCTTTATTAACATCTCATGGTTACGTTGAAATCACACGTGATAAGTTGGGTAATCCGGTTAGTTTAACTTTTAGAAAAACTTCAGAAGTAGAATTAAAATCTGACCGAATGGGACGTCCTTATTATTCACATGAACGTACTGATGATAACGGTCAATTTATTAGGCGAGATATTAAATATGAAGATATGTTAGACATTAAATTTTACTCGTTAGATGGGATTCACGGGCTGTCTTTGTTAGATACTTTAAGTAAAACTATTGATTCTGATAACAACGGTAAGGACTTTTTAAACAACTTCTTGCGTAATGGTACGCATGCAGGCGGAATACTTAAGATGAAAGGCGTCTTAAACGATAAGAAAGCGAGAGACCGTGCGAGAGAGGAATTCCACAAAGCATTTAGTGGCACTAAACAAGCCGGTAAAGTGGTTGTGCTTGATGAATCGATGACATTCGACCAATTAGAAGTCGATACTGAAGTGTTAAAGCTCATTCGTGAGAATAAATCATCCACACGTGAGATTGCCGGTGTATTTGGCATACCGTTGCATAAATTCGGTATCGAAACTACGAATATGAGTATAACTGATGCTAATCTTGACTATCTTTCAACGTTAAAACCTTACATTACTTGTGTGTGTGCAGAGTTGAATTTCAAATTTAATGATGAATACACAGACAAAGTTTGTGAATTTAAATTTGATACGACTGAAATACGTGTGGTTGATGAGAAGACACAAGCTGAAATCGATAAAATCAATATCGATTCAGGCAAAACAAACATTGATGAAGTCCGTAAGCGTGATGGTTTACCACCTATACCTGGGGGTTACGGTAGTATCCATCGTGTTGACCTCAACCACGTGAATATTGCGCTTGTTGATGAGTACCAAATTAATAAGTCACGTGGTACTGATAATAAATTGAAAGGTGGTGAGGAAGATGGCAAAGGAAACGAGAGTCGGAAATATCACAGAAGTCCGTTCGAATGATGATAATGAAATGGTCATCGAGGGTTACGCTTTGAAATTTGATACCTGGTCAGAGAATTTAGGTGGATTTAAAGAAACGATTTCACGTAGCGCTTTAGAGAACACTGATTTGTCTGATGTACGTTGCTTAGTAGATCATGTACCGTCGCAAATTATCGGCAGAACGAAATCGGGAACATTAGAACTGGAGACTGATGATATTGGGTTGAAATACCGTTGTAAATTACCGAATACAACATTTGCACGTGATTTATATGAGAATATGCGTGTGGGTAACATCAATCAATGTTCATTCGGCTTCATGCTAGACGAACAAGGCGATGAAATGCGTTTTGACCAACAAGAAAACATCTACAAACGTACTTTAAAAGCGATACGTGAGCTGACAGATGTGTCTGTGGTGACCTATCCTGCTTATAAAGATACGGATGTTAAACCGGCTTTACGCAGCATTGAGAATATTGAAAATGAAGAACGCAAAAAAGCGTTAGAGTTAAAACTCAAAAAATATTCTATTACAAATAAGCTTGGTGAAGTTGGACACCATTAACAAATACAACCATTGGACGTGCTTAAAAAGCGACGTCTATTTTTTATGCAAAAATTTAGGAGGAATTTAAATGAATAAAAAAGATATTTTACGTTCCGAAATTTCGGATTTAAAACGTAGTGTTGACTTAAAAATCAGATACGCTACACGCGCATTAAACAATGATGAGTTAGAGAAAGCAGAAACTTTGGAAAAGGAAATCGCAGACTTGCGTTCACAAATTCAAGAAAAAGAAGCAGAGTTAAAGAAATTACAAGAGAAAGATGATGAACCAGAAAATGCAAATCCACAACCTGTAGTGGTTGAACAAGAACGTTCATACCGTCAAGCGCCAAACTTGAATGAGTTAGGTATTTCAATTCAGTATACTAAAGTGACGTCACAAGAAGTTCGTGATTTTACTAATTATTTAGAAACACGCAAAGACATTCAAGGTGGTTCACTTAAAACTGATTCAGGCTTTGTTTTAATCTCTGAAGAAATTGTGACTGACATTCTTAAATTAAAAGAAGTTGAGTTTAACCTTGACAAATACGTAACTGTTAAACGTGTTACTAATGGTTCAGGTAAATATCCAGTTGTACGTCAGTCAGAGGTTGCAGCACTCGAAAAAGTAGAAGAATTAGAAGAAAATCCTGAGTTAGCAGTTAAACCATTCTTCCAATTAGCATACGACATCAATACACACCGTGGTTACTTCCGTATTTCTCGTGAAGCAATCGAAGATGCGAAAGTTAACGTGTTACAAGAGTTGAAATTATGGATGGCACGCACAATTGCGGCTACACGAAACAAAGCGATTATTGATGTAATTACTAAAGGTTCAACTGGATCAACTACTTCAGGTTTTGAAAAAGAGGGCGCTAAATTAGAAACTAAGAAAGCGAAATCTTTAGACGACATTAAAGACGCTGTGAACTTAAATGTGAAACCTAACTACGAGCATAATGTAGCGATTGTGTCTCAAACGATGTTTGCGAAATTAGACAAAATGAAAGACAAATTAGGTAACTACTTAATCCAACCTGACGTAAAAGAGAAAACACAACAACGTTTATTAGGCGCTAAAGTGGAAATCTTGCCTGATGAAATGCTCGGTGAAAAAGGCACTAACAAATTAATCATTGGTAACTTAAAAGACGCGATTGTATTATTTGACCGTTCACAATATCAAGCATCTTGGACAGACTATATGCACTTTGGTGAATGTTTAATGGTGGCAGTACGACAAGATTGCCGAATCTTAGACTATAAATCAGCTATTGTTATCGAATATGATGATAGCCAACTGCCAGAAGAAGACCATATGGAAACACTATAGAGGTGATTGAAAATGGCAAAATATAAAGTGAAAACGGCTTATATTGATAAAGAATTACAAAAGGTGTTAAGAGTGGGCGACGAAGTTGATATGACGGTAAAACGCGCCAATGAAGTTAATAAAAACGGAACGCCACAAAACGGTATTTTAGAACGTATCGATGTTAAGTAGGTGATAGCAGTGAGTGATTTACAGCTATTAAAGAAACATTGCAAGATAGACCATAGTTCAGAAGATGATTTACTGGAAATGTATTACGAATGGGCAAAAGAAGATATAGCGAGTGCGGTTACTGATGATAGGGCTTGGTTAGAGAAGCAAAGATTATTTAAAACTGCAGTATACCCACTCACTGCTTATTACTTTGAAAATCGTTTAGCATTTAATGAAAGGAATTTAAGTTATGCACCTCACATGGTATTAAGTGTCGTGCATAAGTTACGATCAGCGTATGAAGTTCAATTCGAATAG